AATTCTTACAGAGTTCCAACATAATTTTCAAATACTTCATCATATTCTTCAGAAGAAATTCTAAACACTTGTCTCATTGCTTTTTTAAATTCTATTAATCTTTTCTTTTCGTCTTTTTCAAAATCTTCAATAAGTCTTCTATACTTTTCCATATATAAACCACTCTTACTTTGAAACTCTTCAAAGTCATTTTTATTAGATATATTATCATATAGCTGGTGAATTGCTCTTTGAGCTTGCCAGTAGTAATGAGAAAATTCAAAATCTCCGTTTCTAATACGCTGAAGTACAGGATGATATTTAGTTAGTTCACTGTTACTATCATAGTTTCTCCACCATTGAAACCTATTATATTTTATTGGAGTAAGATGATTTAATTTCTCATCTATAAATTCTTTTGATTGTACTTTTATCGTAACCATTAATTAAAGATAGTAAAATTATTTCTATTTTAAAACTTTATTTCCTTTTTCATGCCTAGGAATATATGGGCAATGCTTACATCCGTTACCGCAGCAATACCCTCTTTCTTCATGGTAGAGTTCAGTAAACACTACTTTCCCGTTATCGAGATAATAATGTTTACCTTGTTCAAACTCTTTTTGATTCATTTATTATATTACCTCACAGCTTGCTCCGGAGCAGGCTAAACTTTCACTTAGATCAGTATTATCTGAAAATTCTATTACTTTAGTTAGATCTATAGCGTTTAAATGTTGTATCATTTCATTAAACTTTTCTTCTGTAATATCTTCAAATGGAGCTTGTACGTAAGATCCTCCGAAGTATGGTAATACTGATAATCCGTTAAATGTTTCTCTATTCTCCCACATCCATTCACCTACCTTCTCCCACTCTCCTTCTTGAATAGATACTGTTGCAGATACGTTATTTGTATTAGCTCCTTTTCTGTGTCCTTTCTTTACCCATTGAGTATTAAATTTCTTTACTCTTTCTAGCATATCCATTACATCTTCTGTTCTTAATATAGACCCTTCAGGTGCTTTTTGCGGTACTGAAATTACAGCTTGGATTGTTGGTTTAAAGAAATCATCTTCAACTAATTCCGGGTGATTAATTGCAAGATAAGTATAGATTGCTTCATTCTTACCTACCCTAATTCTTCTGATATAATAATCATTATGCCAAGCATGAATACCAGATGATGTTCCTAATACTAATGATGAAGTTCCAGAAGGTTTTACTGTTGTTACTCTAGCTGCTTTATTAATTCCTATTAGTTCAGCTACTCTAGCATTTTCTTCTTTAGCAATATCTGCTGATTGTTTTAGGTTATATTTTAATATTTCTCCAGAACCGATTCCAGTCATTCCTACACCTAGTAATGCATCTTTTTCTGTTGTTTTTTTCCAGATATCTCTTAAATAATGAAAATCTGTATATGATGCTTGTAAGGTACCAATAAATGATGCTGCTTTTACTCTTTCATTTAGATCCTCCTGTGATGTAATATCTGATACATTTACTTCACATAAGTTACAAAACTGATATGGACGTAAGGCAATCTCACAGCATGGATTAGTTCCCCAGTCTTTGTCGTTACTAAAGTAAATACCTGGTTCACCGGACCCGCTTAGTTCAATCTTCTTCCATAGTTTAAAGAACTCTTCTTCTGTAATCTTATGACGCATAACTACTGCAGAGTTATTACTTCTACCTCTTTGCGGATTAGTTTCCCACCAATTGCCAAATTTACATGTTAACATATCTTCATCATCTAGATTAAATAATGAAATTAATGCTGCTCTACGAATACCACCTGATAATACTGCATCTGCTAAGAAACATACAATATCATGACATTCTATTGATGTTAATTTATCTCCTGTTTGCTTTCTTTCAAATATTTTCTGGATTTGAAATAAACATTCTTTTAATGGTTCCGGACCTGGGGCTTTACCTCCTGATGTGATTAATAATGCACCTTTAGGTCTGATATCTCTAAAGTCAAATCTTGGAAGAGGTGATCCTGTAAAATATGACTTACATAACATTCTTACTGCATCGGACCATCCTTCAATGCTATCGCCTATTAAATATCTTTTAGTTTTACTTGGAACTTTAATCTCAGGTAATTTTTCGATATGATGCTGTTGTACGCTAAATCCAACTCCAGTTCCTGATAATAATAGGAACATTGCTTCTGAGAAAGATCTATAATCATCTATTGGTAAGAATGAACAGTTGAATATACGAGTATTGTTTAGCTCTACAGGTGTACCACCGAATTGGAGTGATCTCATGGAAGGTAGTACCTTTCTGTCATAAACAAATTTATATGCATTTTCTATTTCTTCTTTTAAATCAGGAAATTTAAATAAATGCATCTGCTTGTTTCTATCAGTTATTTGATTCCATGTTTCCCTTCGTTGTAACTCTTGAATATATCTAGAGTATTTCATGTAAACTGTAATGTCACTAAGTACTTGTTGTGTAATGTTCATATCTTAAAATTAAATAAAAGCGGATAGTATACCCATACCTGATTTCTCAAGTTTAAAAAAATTATAAAAAAAATGTTACTTTAATGCTTGATCAAAAGAATTATCTAAATAACTTTGATCTGTTGATTCACCTGGCGCTGGAGCTAGGTTAGATTGATTAATTGGGTTTATTTGTGTTATAACCTGACCTCGTATTCTAGTAGCTACTACTGTATTATCGTAGTTTGCACTAATTTTATTGTTAGTGGAAAAACCTCCGGTTTGACCTTTTCTACTTAATTGACTTTGGGGTATTTGATTTAATATACTCATAATTCTTTATTTTAAATAAATATTAAACTATTGACCTAACCCACCTAATTCAAAAAACTTTTTACTTAATATTTCTCTTTCATCTCTATTAAAGTTATTTATTTTATTTCCATTATTATTCTCACTACCTTGTTCTATGTTAGACTCATCAAATTCTGAGCTATCGATTATGATTTTACCAACAGTAGTATCTAGAATTGCACCATATGACATTCCGTCCATTCCATATCTATTTTTCATAATATGAAATCTACCTGTCCCGTTTACCTTATCCTGTCTTTTTCTTGATAAAGACATAGCAAAATCAGCTATCATTATTTTATCATATGATCCTGCAGCTTTATCTCCTTCAATAATATCATCTTTAGCTCCAGCCCTGTTTACTTGAGAAACTGTCCATACCGGTATTTTTAATTCTCTTGCAAGACCTTTTGCAGCAGTATATACATCATCTATCTCTTCTTTTTTCTCACTTGATTTACGTTTAGATTTTAACAAATCTACATAATCAATAAGTATTAAATCTGGCTTAGTTCCTAAATCAGTACATTTTTGAATATGAGATTCTATTGTAGATATAGATGCACGACCTGGTGAATATTCTTTAATAATTAATGTTCCTGGAAGATTATTAATTATATTATTTAGTATATCTTTATTTGTTTCAAGTTTTTCTATAGGCGTTTCTGAGAATACTGCATCATATCTTTTAGCAACATATGATTCTGATAACTCTAATGTATAATGTAATACATTATATCCTAATTTAATTGCAATAGCTCCTAGCGATACTAAGCACCAAGATTTTCCTCCTCCTGGATTTCCGAATATTATTCCAAAATCTCCTGATCCTAACCCTCCTTGTAACATATCATCTATTATTTCCCAGCCAGTAGGTATTGCTCCTCTTTCTTCTTTACGATATCTAGACTCGATATCCTTCTCATACTCATGTCCTATATTTTTATCTTGACCTGATTTTAATGCAGAGTCAATTATAGTTCTGATATCATCGTATAGTCCAGACTGTAATAAATCTACAGATGTTAGGAGTGCTTTTTTTAGCTGCTGATTTTTACAGAAGTTAGCAAACTCTTGTTCAATATAATCTTGATCTTCATTAATAGTTTTAAAAGCTTCTTTTAACTGTTCTACAACAGATACTTTTAATATTTCATTATCAATTTTTTTAACCTCAATATGTAATGAATCTAAAGTTGCAACAGTATGATACTTATGATAGTATCTTAAAATCTCTTCAACTAACCACTTATGTGCAGGATTATCAAAATATTCTGGATCTAATACATCATATATATTTTGTATAAATTCTTTATGTTTTAATAGTGATGTTAATACTTTAACTTGAAAACTTGATCCGTATTGGGATAATTTATTTAATGCAGTCATATCCTTAATTTAATAACCTTTTTTTATAATAACAACTATTTGTTTTTAATGTGTGTAATATAATCAAATACATCGAATAACCACATTGCAGTATTTGGGATAGAATTACCCAAATTATCTTCTGAATACATATTAAGAAAAGATTGTCTATCAATGTGTTTGCTTGGATTTGCAATGATATTTTCTATCGACAATACATCTTCTTCAGGTACATTAGGACTATGGAGATCCATTAGCTTTTCATTAATTACTAATTGATTTCGAAAGTTATATACTGATTGATATGCTTTTTTATTATCTGCATTATTCTTACTATATTCTATTATTTCCTTTAAAGGTACTTTTCTTTGTTCTTGTAATTGTGGAAAAAGCTTAACTACTCCTTTAGGTCCTAATCCTCGAACTCCAGGTACATTATCAGATGTATCTCCTAATAATATAATATATTTTTCACCTTTTATATTATTAGCTAAGTAACCAATAACATCATCAGCTTCTATTTTATCTATACAAAGTAAATCTACTGGAAGACATTTTAAGTATTCTATTAATCTTAATACTTGCTGGGTAATTGATTCAGCTTCTTCTTCTCTAGTATCAAAAGCATCCCAATTAGTAATTTTTTTAAGCTTACGATTAGCTTTATATTCTGGATATAGGTATTGTTTATTTGTTGAACCTCCCATTCCATCGAAAACTAATATAATTCTGGTAGGTTTTATAAGCTTAATTGCAAAGCCTATAGATTTTAAATAGCCAGTTAATCCACCTATATGATTACCTTGAGAGTTTAAATGATTAATCATTACAAAACTTCTCAAAAAGGTATTTAAGGAATCAACCAAGAGTACCTTATCATTAGTATATAAGGTCTCTTGTTTTGATTCTTTTAGATTGTCAAATATTGTTCTAAAGTCTTTATTCATCGGAATGATCAAAAATATCTCTAATGTCTTCTTTCATCTCTGATTCGATAACTACTTCGAAATCTCCTCCTCCTAGTATTTTTAACCATTCATCAGAATGTGCTTTTTTATATGTATCTAATTCTTTTTTATCATCTTGGATAAAACCATGTGGAGTCATTATAATATTACCTTTAGTATCTACTCCTGATATATGATTTTTCTCTACATGAACTTTAGTACGTTTAGCAAACGTTACATCTTTTCCTCCTTTAATAGCTTTAATCTTTGAAGTGCCTTGATTGGTAATATTACCAAAGGTAATAATAATTGTAGCGTCAAACCACATTGTATCACCACCCTTATTTTTTAATCTAGGTTGCTCCATTGGCATACTAGGTTTTGCAACCCACACTTTATTAATAGCAACTAATGTATTTGTATATGGTGAATTAGATTTTCTAGATAATAGTATCCTCTGATTAATAAAGTTTCCAAACTGAACTGACATTGCTCCAGCATTCCATTCATTATTATTAGATGATTTTTCTACCGACATTTTACATGGAATAGATCCTATCGAATCCCAGAAGAAGCATAAATCATAAGGTAAATTACCTTTCTTTTGTTCATCTAATAAATCATTAATAAATGCAGCTACATCTTCTATAGTAGTCATACTGCCTCTATCTGTATATATGAAGAATCCTTTATAATCTAATATCTCTCCAGTTTCTTCATCTATAACATTCTCTACTTGAAGCCCCATCATTTTTGCATGTTCCCATGACCATTTCATCTCAGTAATAATAAACACTGGTAAAATGCCCATTTTCTGAGCATTTACCGCTGCTTCTAATAATGCAGTTGTTTTACCAGTATCTGAGTGACCTCTTAAAAGGGTAATATGGCCGAGAGGAACACCTGGAACGGATACAGCTTCTCTAAAAGCATTGGATAGAGGTATCCAGCTTTGTTCTTTAAATTTAACACTTGCACCTCCTAAGTTTTTACCTTTTTTAAATTTATCTAAGTCATGCTTACCGTTTATCGCACTCGATATACTAGCATTCAAAGATACTTCTTTTGTTTTTGCCATATATTATCCTAAATTAAAACGGTAAATCATCATCATCTTCATCTGCTACTGCTGGTTCTGAGACATCACTAAATAGTTTGTCAAACTCATCGTCAACATTTTTCTTAGCTGCAATAGAATATTTATTACCTTTTCCTGCAGGAACAATATCTGGGGATGTGTTCTTAGTTGGAGCTGTGGTTACAGCGGGTTTATCGGATGATTCTTCGGTTTCAGATTCAGGAGTTAACCATTGAAGTAAGGATTCTTTCATTTCATCATATGGATATCTTTTGAATAATTCTATTGGGTTAGGTTGAGTCTCTAACCAAGATTTAACTTCAGTAGCATTTGTAGATAATGGAGTAATTTTAGTTCGTACCCTAACTGAGGTTTTATTATATGTTCTTCCAGACTGATCTGGTCCTACGGTATCTACTGTTAAATCTCTACCTTCTACTGGATCAGTAAAATCACCTACATCTTCATCTTCTAAAATCGCTAGAAGTTCCATATATACCTCCTTTCCGAACTCCCATAAACGTACTCCTTTGTCCTCTTCACCTCTTACAATTACAGGTGCAAATACTCTCATTTTAGGCTGTAACTTCTTAGCTAGTTGCCAATTTTCTTTATCATTAGATTTGCTAATTTGAGCTGCAAATTCAACGATTGGATCTTTTTCATCGAAATTAGTTAAGGAAATCATAGTACGATTACCTATTCCGTAATGGAAGAATAATTCTTTAAAAGGCCATTGTTTGTTGTAAGTTGATGGAATCATTCTTACTGAGTGTTTTCCTATGGCAGGCTTCCATATGATAGTTGATAGATCTCTTTTAGATCCGCCTGATTTTTGCTGCATGGCAGCTAACTTTGATTTGATTAAATTTAAATCCATTTGCGTAACTTTTGATTATTTATGAATAATAATAATATAGCTATAAAAACTATAATAAACAACTTTTTTTAGAAATAATTATACTAAGATAATCTTATTGATCCTTGTTTCAAGTTTTCTTAAATCCGAGCCTTGTGTTAGTAGAACTGTATTTTTGAAATCAAGCCATTCTACTTTATAATTAGAATCAATTACACCTTTATTTAACTCTTTAATTAACAAATTTAATGCGTTTATAGTATAAAGAGTATTAGTTTCTTTCTTACGGTGAAGTAATATTGTATTCAATATAACCTTTGAGTTTGAATTTACAGGATCAATATTATACGTACATAACAATTCATCACTATCTTTGGCTTCTAATATAAATATTTTACCATATAAAATAGAGTAATGTGATTGTATTGTTTTAAGAGTTTCTTCTAACCCCTCATGTGAGGTAAATGTACAGAATAACTTATTCATTATATCTTGTAACGTATATGTATTATCCATTATAAATAGTCTGTTTTTAAAAGGGAATGATAATTCTTTCCGTATTTTGATTTGGATGTTAAATTGTTATCTTTAATTATTTGTTTAATTTTCAATAGTATATCTTTTCCATCTTTAATAGAAAAATCAATTAAAATAGAATCGTATACTACTAGTGATATAAAAGTATTTGTATTTTCTAATAGCTTATTAATTTCTTTTAATATATGAACATTATTTTTGGTTTCCAAATTCTGAATAATATAGTTGAAAAGTTTTTGAGGATTTAGTTCTTTAACTTTATCTTTATGGAGTATTCTTCCTGTTGGAAGTTTTATAAACCCTTGGTTGTTAAATTCTTTCCAGGCATTATTAATATATTCTTTTATCTTCTTAAAGAACTCTACATGTTCATATTCTTTATAAAATCCTCCATATATCTGTTTAAATGTAATATTCTTAGATTCAGCATATTGCTCATCAGTTAATTTATCGCATTTAAAATATAACTTTCCTAATATATTATGAATAGATTCATTATTATCCATTTCATACCCTATTAGTTTTGATATTAATCTTGGATGATATCCATCAAAATCAAATTCTATAAACATATCATTTATTGGATAGAAACTTTCTCTTGATTTATTATCTTTATTTAAAGCTAGAAAATTTATTCCATTAAAAGAATTAGTAGGTCTCCCGGTTAAATTATATAAGTTATAATAATTATAAATTAATTCATCTTTAAT